ATTCGAGCCATCGAGCGCGAGCGAATAGCCGATGATCTTACCAAGTGCCGTGCCAACGCGAGGCTCGGCGAGGAATGCATTCTTGCGTAGCGTGATTTCCGGCATCCGTGAAAGCTTGGGCGCAAATGCGATTTCGACGACGCGCGCTCGCTTCATCAAATTTGCCTTCGCCAATGCGATCAAGTGTTGAATGCTCTGGTTGCCGCGCGCCGTGGCTATATAGGATCGTCGGCCAGGATCGCCGATCGGTGGAGAATCGCCTTCGCTCAAATTGACTGAGCGGATATCGGGGACCTGCAATGCCTCGCCGTCCGCAGGATCAGTTAGAATATGTTGGACATTGGCAAACAGCGAAAAGGACACCCGTTCCGTGCATGGTCGCTGGGCTTTGAAGGCGGCCCATAAGGTTGCCCTGATCTGCTGTTGCGGTATGACGGCGCCAACAGCCTCAAAGTTGCGAGTGACCGATGAAGGATATAAAAGACCGTCCCCATCGACTCCATATGTTGCATTCCATTCGTCGCGGGTAACAATGGCAGGAAATTGAGCATGATTGCCGGCATAAGGACCGACATAGCTATTCGTGGCCGTGATCGTGCTTTTATTCGTGCTTCCATCTGGCGATACGATGGTTAGCGAGTTGCTTTCGGTCGTTGTTTTGACGGTCCAATCATAAAGATCATAGGCATAAGTTCCATCGGCGACAGTCCAGCCGCTTCCAAGCGATGACCCGACTTTCGGCCAATCTGCGGCGGTCAACGTATAGGATGAGATTACGCCCATGCTCGAACCCGGCCAGTGTCCGACGATCCATCCGGTCAAGTTGACGATGCCCTGGCCCGTTTGAGTCCAGGTATATTCGGCATTGACATCGACACGCGACAGTGGGCCGCTCGTCAGCGTAAGGCCGAGGCCGTCATAGAGTACATTGGCATCCGGGCTTGAACCGTCGAACGAGACAGTGCCGTCCTCGCCGGTAATTTCATCCGAAATGGTGATGACATGTGTCTCGCGGTCGTAGTGCCAGATCGCGGTATAGCCTTCGAGCACGAGGTCTGGATCGTTGCGCCGTGCCGGATCGATCACGACCTCATCGTAAAACGGCAATACGCGCAGCGAATCGGCGAGCGCCGCCTTCTGCGTCACGACATCGATCGGCTTGGCAACGAATTCGAGCGTGACCAGATCCTCGAAAATGCTAGTCGGAATGCCGACGAGCCGGCCGCGGAATCTGATCAGATCAGGCCCACAGTCGAATGCAAACCAGCACCAAATCGCACGGCCGGGACCAAGTAGGCCGATTGTGCCACCGGATGCGTTCTGCGGCCGGCGCACGACGGCGGTCAATTGCGCAGGATCGCCCTCATCCTGCGACAGCTTGAACGAGAATACCTGCTCGTCCCACCGCATATGCGCAGACGTGAACGTCGTTTCACTTGAATCGATCCAGGCAAAATAGGGCCAACCGGCAGGCATCGATCAGGGCGTCCTCTGCTCGGCCTCGAGCTGCCACGACACTTCAGCGTCCCATTCCGGCCGCGACGTGTTCCAGGTTGTCACCTTGGCAAGAATGGTCAACACGTCACCGCTTGAATTGGAGGCGCCGAGGCCGGGGATGCAACTGATCGAGATATCCTGGCCCGGCCATATGCCGCTGAGCACAGGCGCTTCATGATCAGTACAAGTGATCGTAACCTTGAATTGCCGAAATTGCGCGACCGAAATGTCCGCCAAAGCGCCCCGGCAGTCGCGCGTCAGATTCTTCGCCTGGTCGATTGGCGTTAGCGTCATGGTGATGCCGCGCACGGCATAATCGCTGAAGTCGATCGCATCGATCGCAAGCAAAGTGTAAGGCGGAGAGATCGTCAGCGGCATCAGGAATACCGGCTCGGCTTGCGGCCGCCCGAGCGGACCTGCGCCAGCGCCGCCGCCCTTTGCAGTTCGCCCACGACCTCAACCGAAGCGCGCAGTCCGCCGATCGCCGGCAGGCCAGGGAAAGCAATAGTGACGTTGCTCATACCGCCGACAAGACCGCCGCCGGCATAGGCCAGCGTCGGCCGCATCACCAAGCCGCCCAGCGCAAAGTGCCGCATGCCATTGAGCGCTGCAGTCAGACTGCCGCCCGAACGCCGTAGCGCCTCGAGGAACGTCAGCACGCCCGGCTGCGCTACCGCATGCGCCGGCATGATATGCTCGCCGCGCGAGACCCATGCGAGATTGCTGTCGGATGTGCCAGTGCCGTAACCGCCGATGAGGCCGCCAGCAGCAGCGCCACCGGGCTGCTCGCCACCAGTATCGCCAAGCGAAGCTGTTCCCGTTTGCAATAAGCTTTTGATGGCATCCACTATTGGGCCTTTTCCTTGCACGATGCCCGGAAGCATGCCGAGGATAAGTGCTTTCCCCATCGCAAGTCCGATTTCTTCGGCTGCGGTGACCAACTGTTCACCAAGTCGTGCAAAGACCGGCTGTAATACCGCCATTGCTGCATTGAATGCCGGTTCAATACGCGCTCCAAGATTGGCCATTGCCTGATCCAGCGGCAGGGTTTGAAAATCTGACACAATCTGCGCCAATGCCGTTTTAGCAAGGCCAATCAATTGAGCAAAAACGGGTGCCGCGGCGGCTGCTATCTTCTGGAAAGCGGCCGATAATAGCGCAGTGAACTGATTCCAGCCCTGCGCCATTTGCTGCAGTGCTTGCTGATTGCTGGTCGTGAGCGTGAGGCCAAGCCGTTCGGCTTCGGCCTGCATTTCCCTGAGTGCCGCACTGCCTTGACTGAGCGTTGTGATCGTCTGAGGCGACAGCCCGAGCGCCTGACCAAGCCGCGCCATCACAGCGATGCCCTGCGTGCCCTGCTGTGCGAGAGTATGAAAGATATCGGCAAGCTTGTTCCACTGCTCCTGCGGGTCTTTGACTTTGGCAAGCGATTCGAGCAGCGCCTCGACCTGAGTTTTCCCTGAGGTGAATTGATCAAAGGTCTGCGCAGTACCTTGAGCAAGATTGTCGAACTTCCGCGTTACATCATCAATTTTGTTCGCCCAATCCGCCAATACCTTTGTTCCTGGGTCTCGGAATGCTTTCGTTATATCTGCGTCTTTAATTTTCTCCGATAGATTGCCAAATTCAGTTGCAAACTTGTTGAGCGCAGTGCCGCCAGCCGCGAATACCTGTTGCAGCCCGGACAAATTCTGGAACGAGGCGCCGCTGACTTTTTGCAATTGAGTCAGCGCCTGCTCGGTTGCCTCGACGGCGTTGGTAAATTTGACCAGTGCAGCGGCGCTAAGGATAATAGCAGCAGGCGCACCAATTTCCGCAAATTTCGCAGTTGCTCGCGCCAGGTCGCCCAACGCAGCCCCGACGCTATATAAATTTTTCTCAAGTAACGAAAGCTCGGTTCGAGTTTCCTCGCCGCCCTCGAGCGCGACTTGGATATTGAGGCTTTCTGCCATGCTAGTTAACCTTGAAATGCTTCAGGAATAGCGCACTAAATTTTTTGACATTTGCCTTGACGATCTCAGTGATGCGCCACCTCTTAGCAATGTTAACCTCTCTCACACCGACATAGAGCGGCTTGCGCTGGCGATCGCGATCGGCCGCATCGAATGCGACTGGCTGGCCGCGGATGGTGGCGAAGTCGAGTTTCTTCCCCGACTTGCTAATTCTCGGTATCTCGGGCGAGGTCGGTATCCACAGCAATGGCTTGCCTTCAATCCTGGCGCCGTGTTCGAAAACGCCGGCAATGCCGAATTTATGGAAGATGATTGCCTTCGCCTGCAGCGATGCCTCACCACCTTTCGTTGCGTTTACTGTGCGATATTGCAAACCTTGAACCCACTTGTCATTTGTAGCGAAGCGGCCACCAGAAGTCGCAATGTTCACGCGGCCTTCTTGCACTGATGTAGCAGCGACTTCACGTAGCGCAGCAACAGAGGCTTCTGTCACGGCAGCCTTCTTTTGCGTCATTGCCGTGAGCCAAGCCGTCGGGCTGTAGGTGACCCTAAGTCTTGCCATTTTCACGCTTCCGTGAACGGTGAATTGATCTAGATCAATGCCGAATATTCGGAAATGGCATATTCTGGTTTCGAATAAAAAGGCCGCTGCAAATGAATTCTTTAGAACAATATCAAATGACCGAAGCGCAGGCCCGCGCACTTGCTGCAACTTGCGCCTCTTATCAGGCAAGACGGATGCCGAATGGCACCTGGGGCTGTTGGGATTGCGCCTCCCGTGCTTGGGTTCGACGAAACCAGCCTCGATATTAATTTCCTCCAACTGGCCGCCCCTATTTGGGCGGCCTTTTTTTATGGACTCAATTCCTTGAGCGTTTGCTTGATCGTTTTCTCATCGCCTTGCACGCCGATTGCGGTGACGGCCAAGGCATTGGCGCGTTCGATTCGATCGAGCTGGTCAGAGAATTCCAGATAAGCCGCAATCTGCCGCGGCGTCAGCATCATTGCATAGTCGGGCGGGAATCCACGTCGGATAAGGGCCGTGATGGCGACTCCGATTTCCGCAAGCGTACCTTGTGGACCTTTGCTCCTTCGTCGGCTCGGCTCATCAGTGCCGTCAACTGCTCGATGGCCGAGCCAAATCCGTTTGGGAAAGTCAGTCTGAGAATCGCTGTGATCAGCTTCAACTGATCCTCAACCAGTAAATCGCCGGCACGCTGTTCGCGTTCCTCATCCCCGAGATGGCCGCAACCGGCCGCGATGATTGGTCCGATCGCCCCACCAAAGTGCTCGATCAAATTCCATCCGACATTGCCGCCGCCGCCCAGCAATGTTGCAAGTTTCGGAAAGCGCGCAACAATCGACGCGATGGCGTTACCATTCAAGCCGCGTACGACCAGACGCATATCGCCATTGATGTGGACGGCTTCAACTGCCGTGGAGGGTGCAATGTCTAGAAGGTCTGCCATGTTGGTTTTCCCTTTTCGATCAAGTGTAAGTGAAGCCCGACGTGAGCGTGGCATTTCCACCCGGATTCACCACGACAACGGGAACCGCGCCGGTTGCATGCGCCGGCGTTACGCAATTGATTTGACTTGAGCTGATAACCGTGAATCCGGTAGCGGCAACACCGCCGAAGGTAACACTTGTCGAACCTGTTAAGGCTGCTCCTATAAGAGTGACCGCGGTGCCGCCGGCCGCTAAGCCAGTGCTCGGCGTTACGGAGTTGAGAATAGCAGGCCCCGACGTACCTTGCTCCCTGATCGTCCATTTTCCGAACGAACCATCGGTGGCATTTTTCATCACTTCGGCCTCGATCTCGATCGTCGAGAAATCATCCGTATCGGTGATGAACTTGAAATCACCGGATGGGATTAGCGAGACCGTGGCAGTGAAATCGACCTGCTGACCGATTGCATTGGTGCCGACCACTTGGATGTCGCCTGTTATGACGGTCTGCGTCAATCCGGTAAGCGTAACAAATCCGGTGCCAGCGGTCACAGTGGCGAGCGCGAACATTGCCAGGTTCGTGCCTGTGACTTCATCAAGTATGAATTTGACGGTCGCGCCGACTTCGGTAAGAGCGGTGAAATCCTTCGTTTTGATACCTTGGCGCGACGAAAAATGTTCCTTTTTGGTAGTCGCGGGCGTGTAGATAAACGACGGTGAGTTACCGAGGTCAGTATAGCTCGGTTGACCGGTTTGCTTGAATGAAACAATTCCCTTGCCGATGTGATAATTATTGACATTTGGCATCGTAACAGTGAACGGCGTGACGGCATCACGTTCATTGACAACATCCATCATGGACATAGTAGTTTCTCCCTTCTAGAGAAGATCGTCAGGTTTTAGTGGATACTTAAACTGGAAATTGGCTTTGAGCGCTCCGAACATTGAGCGTTCCCATCCAAGATCGGTTTGGCATCCGAGATAGCGGATCGTGCCATTGCCAAAACGTCCAGTACCTATGATCTGCTCATTGAGCTCGGTATCATAGAGCACGAGCTTGATCAGCTCGCGCCGTAAGGTACTGATGTCGGGACCGACTTGGGGTGCGAGCTTGAAGATGATGATCTCAGGCGTCATCGTGGCAAGCGTCGGCCGATTAGACGGATGCTGCGAATGATCTGTATGGTCGCCGGTTTCCTCGTCACCATCAAGAACGGCAGCCGCAGGCAATTGATCTTCCGTGAGATCGACGTTGTTGCGATAGACGTTTTTGATGCTCGGCATTGTCGCAACGATCGCGACCAGCCGAGCCAAGATATTTTCGCGGACATCAATCATCGGATCTCAACAGGAACCGGACTTCGCCGACATCTTCGCCATTGGGACTGCCGCGCAAATCATAGGAGCGCACGACCCACATGCGTCCATTGAATGAAAGCACGCTGCTGATGTAATCCGCCCTGTCGATGCCTTTGCTGGTGAGCTCGGGAATGCGGGCAAAAGCACCTGGCCCGACGCTGCGCACATCCACATTGTTGCTCGTCTGCATTTTCGCGCGAGTATCATCGATCACAGTAATTTCAAACACGCCCGAAGTCGTGGTCAGCATTGCCGACACGCCGAGCTCGGCATAGACCGGATCAAAGAGCACCGCGCTATAATCGATCATGCCACATACATGCGCCGATATGATCTGATGAGATCAGTCACGGATGCGGTGAGATGCTGACCGGAAGCGCCGGCAGCGAATGATGGTGAGACATAGCTGACGCGGGTATCGCCGTGCTGCACTTCGCGGATGCTGGGATCTCGATTGCCAGATTGGCGTCCCTGGTTGATCGCCTCGACGATAGCTCGCTGAAGCCTGGCCGGCGCCTGTTCTGGCAGATCGTATCCACCTGAATAGGTCACGGCGATCGGATTGGGACCGAAGCCGTAGAATTGCCAGGCACCATAAACGTATTGATTGGCCGGCAACCATAGTCGACCACTCGTCGGATCGAAGCTGTAGTCCGTCGTCGATGTGCCTGAGATCGAGACGTCGGTGACGGCGACCACTGGATAAAGCGAAAGCACCAGGGATTCACGTCGGCGCACGCTCTCGCCGGGATCAAGTGTGAAGGTCTCGAGCGCCTGCGCCAGCCCGAAACGGCGATCGCAATATTCTGCAATGATCTGTGACTGGAACGTGATGGCGGCCTGCAGCTCTGCATCCTCGCTGGTATCTGCAGCATCGATGCCAAGCGCAAGCTTGAGGTCGGCAAGGCTGATGAGATCAGGCCCAGCGCTCGTGGGATCTTCGCTTTGGATTTCCAGAATCGAGTGCATTATTTGAACCTGATGATATCGGCGTGCTTTTCCTCGTGCCGGGCATCGCGGCCATCGCTGCCGCGCTTGACGGCGAGGCGCCATTCATCCGACTTGCCGGGCTTGGCGGTGGTCTCAGTCTGCGCGATAAAGAATGAGCCGCCGAGGGTAACGCCATCGCCGGCGACGTAAGTCATGCCCTCCTTCCACACGCCGGCGTCGAGCACGATGGCGGTTTTGATTTCATGCACAATATCGCCCAACGCCCAGCGTAATGTGCGGCCGCCATCGTCTGTCGTTAGTTTTCCGGTTTTGAGCATTCGGTCGACCTGCTCGAGGATGTATTCTTGCAAATAGGTTAGGTCGCTGGCATTGCGGCCGGGCTCGCCCTTTGGGCCGCGCTCGCCCTTCATGCCGATTTCGCCGGGCGGCCCGCGCTCGCCCCGAGGCCCCGGAATTCGCGCGAGTGCGCGAACCTCGGCGAGAGCTCGCTGGCATAAGGCCAGACAGACGCCGATCGCCTCGTTAAGCGTGTATTGCGGGGCTGGGATGGTCGGATTT